ATGGATAACGAACTAAAAAGTCTTGACGCTGTAGAAATGGAAATAAGAGCACGCTACAATGGTAAATATACGGATGTATTAGGCTATCAGGCAAGCGAGCGCGCCACACGCAAAGCGATAACGGATATTTTTAGAGCTGTCGCAGAGTCGGGCGCGTGTGACGATGTTACTGCACTTATTAGTGGCAAGGAATACCGCCGGACGGCTTTTGATAACTACCTAAACCACAAAAACTATATAAGCCCAATAATTAAGGCTTGTTATAGTTAGGGGGGCGTATTATGTCTAATTATGAGTATTTAGGGAAAAAAGAAATATATAAGCGTGTTCAGGCGCTAGGCTATGAAGTAACGAAAATAAGTGACTTTAATTATATCAAGTATGATTGTATAGAATGGATGGAGTCACACGAACTAAAAATCACAGTCCAAAGGTGCGGTGAATGGCTGCAAGTTGTTGAAAAGCGCGCGCACGTTCACCCGGTCACATTATTTTGTGACTATCAAGCCAGAAAATATATTACTTGTTATCATTAGGGATATTTTTATATCCCTTTTTGGCGTGCTGTCGAGCTGTCGCAAGTTGTCCGGCTATAAGTCCGGGTGCTGTAGTACATTGACAAATTAACAAAAATATTCTATGATTTTATGATATACACATTTGAAGCCGTGCATTTGACGTTTTAAGGGCTTTTAAACGTGCTAACATGGATTTTATTAAGCGCGCTAAAATAAGCCACAAAACAAGCCGTTTACAATGTCTAAAAATATAATTATAGCATTGCAAGCCGTCAAGCCGTGGCAAGTTGTGCCGGGTGCAATATCTAACAAGTCGGGCGCACCAACTCATGGAAAATGTTTGAATTTTCAGAAAACTTTACTCAATTAAAGTGCGGTGCGAGTTCTTTGCAAGTTCTCGACAAGTTTTTGTAAAATTTTGCGAACGGATTTTTGAAATCGAAAAACCCAAAAGGTAGGGGGCACTTTTTTCATCCTAAAATTTTTAGGAATTTGAATTTTGAACTGCCAAAAAATAAATGCTCTTAGCACTGTAGTCACTCTCTCCTAGCTTTTCAATCAATTTCTGCCGTGTCATTTCCGGATTAGTCCGGTGTATGTATTCTAATAGTTTGTCTATTTTATCCATATTTTTGCTCCAATAAATTAAATATTTTGTCAGCCGTGTATACAATATTCCGCCCATACAAGCTCATAAAGTCTGCGATTATTTCCTCTGTCTCTATGTCAATGTCACAGCCGTATGAGAACGAGTACACATGCACTAGCTCGTGACATAGTATCCTGTCAGCCATGTAATCAGACACATTATCAGCTATCGTCACTGTCTTGGTTGTATTATCGGTTACTCCTAGGCTTATTGTGCCGTCTGACCGCCTTAATTCACTTGATGTGGGCTTTTTAAATTGTATGTGCCACAATGTATCATTAACTCTTATATCCATGCTTATACCCTCTAAAAATGGCTATGAGCATTACTACCCATAGCCTTAATAATTACAGTTTTGACGCAAGATTGCTCATCTTGGTGCGCAAAAGGTTGCGTTCATCGGGCGTCATGTCATTTAAAAGCTCTGATATATCTCCGCTTAATTCACGGATATACATGTCAAGAGCTTTCATTTTATGCTCTTTGTCCTCTGTAGAAGCTCCTTTGTGCATTTCCTTTGTCTCGGTGTAATGTCTTTTTGCTCTGTCATAATTGCTTTCACTCACATGTGGTGCAATCGGTTCAGAGTAGTACATCTTACCTCGGCTCTTATCCATGTCACGCATATACTCCATGTCGTTGTAGTTTACCGGCATGTGATAATATGGTGGCTCGGTGTATCTCCTGTAATCGTCTTTTGAATTTTCCATAGCTTCAACAATCAGATACTCCTTATCAAATTCTACGATGTTCTTAACAATTTCGGTAAAATCCTTTAAATCGTCAAGATTTTGTCCCTCAAAATTGTCAATTCCAATTCCGTCAACTTTAGCCTTGACGCATTCCATTATCTGTTTAGCCCATTTATGCATATCATCAAGCCTCCCTTACTGCGATTAAGTTACTATTCTGCACTTCAATAGCCTGTGCTGATGTATTCTGCACCGCTACAGTACTGCAACAGCCACAAGGTACATCCACGTATGCCTGAGCCGAAACGTTAAATAAATTTTGTACTGCTGCCGGAGTAACTATCATTCGTGTTGACTGTAAAGGCTCTCCGTCTACTGCAATGGCAAGCGAAATAGCTCCAACTGTACCGCCTGTAGGTATCTGAATGTTGCCACTATAAGATACTAAAAATCTAGCTTTGCACTGATTAGTAATACCTCTCAGCTTGATAATTCCACTTCCGGCCCTGTGTATGATACATTTTGTTCCGTTTACGGCTGTCTCTGTAAATGCCACATCTTCTCCGGCTGAAACAGTCTGTAACGCAATTCCTGTTATTTCCATTATTTTTACCTCTCTTTCACAAAATAAGGGCAAACATTGTAGTCTGCCCTTTATCTTCCCGACATCTGTGTCGGTAACATCAAGTAATACTGCTTAGCAGACATAATCGAGTTAACTCAATTAAGATACTCAATTATTTAATTGTTTAGCATCCGCAACCTGTATTACATCCGCATCCGTTATAAGCATATCCATAAAGGTTGCTTGCCGGGAATGATGGTACCGGTGTAGGTCTTACTGCATCAATAATCTGATTTGTCTGCGCTGCCATTGTAGTAGTCAGAAGTGCGTTCTGCCTATCCTGTGAAGCTGCTCTTCTCAAATCGTTGTTCTCTGCCTGTAAGGTTGCAATCTTGTCGTTTGTCAGGAATTCAAGAATGGCTCTTGTTCCTGCCTGCTGGCTGTCAATAATATCTCTTGTATTATTGTTCATTGTGTTCTGCAAAGCACAAGTGTTAGTTGCCATGTTGTAGTTTACACCCTGGATGGCTTCTCTCGTCTCGCAGCAACAGTTAGCAATCTGTGACTGTAAAGCGTTGGTATTCTGCATATTAGCAACTGTGTCAGCGTTTACCGCCTGTTGTATGCCATATCCAGTCTGCATGATATTTGTGTTAATACCATTAAAACCTGTGAGCATACTGTTGTTCATAGCATAAAAGCCGTCACAAAGTCCGTTGGAAATGCCATCTAACTTGCTGACAACTGCCTGATTGTCAAAGCCTCTCTGAATTTCACTGCCGACACCGCCATTAGTGCCACCGAAACCACCAAAGCCGTTACCCCAGCCCCCAAATATCGCAAATACTACGATAAGGAACCAAAGCCATGAGCCGTCATTCCAGTTATTTCCGTTGTTTCCGTCCAAATTCGCCACGATGGGTACGCTTGGACAATTTCCTGTGTTGAACATCTGTTTTACCTCCAAAATTTATTTCATAAAGAGCCGTGCGCACGTTCTCTCATATGCTATATCCCAAAATTACCTCTAATCTGCTTCATTACATCGTCAGGGTTAATGCCTTTTTCCTTGCATAGGTTTCTCGCCATTTGCTCAATTCCCTTGCTGTTTCCACTTTGAGCCATGCTCATTGCATTCTGAATCATTGGATTTCCCATTACACGATTATTGCTCATTATCTGTTGCATTATTCCCATTACATTCATGCTTTTTCACTCTCCTTACTTTGTGTTCGTGGAGTTTTTCTTTGTGCCCCTAAAGATAATTGCTCAATTTTCTCAGATAGTTCGTTGAGCTTTGCCATAATACCCTCTGTGGCTTTCTCTGATAGGTCAAATTCAAGTTTTTCCGTGTCACCTGATAAAACGTCTGTCTTATCGTTCAAAACCGGCTTAAAAGTCAATGTGCGTATTGTTCCGTCAGCATTCCAGCTCTTAGCATATATCTCCGTTAAATCCTGTTTTGGGAAAAATGCTACACTGCCATCCATTGGCACTTCGTTGGGATTAATAGTCTCAACTGCTTGTACTACTCTGCCACTTATGCCTTGTGTTGGCTCCGGCTGTTGGTATCTCTGATAGCTTGCCATTGGGTTGTACTGATACGCTCCATAATTAGGTGTATAATTCATCATTGGTTGCTGATACGGCATGTTCATCTTTGTTATCCTCCAAAACTTCCTCTATCGCTTTAATGACAAGGGATAATGTCATTAGGTCGATTTTTTGTAACTCGCTTTTTGCAAATATTTGTTCTCTTACTTCATCGTCAAACATAACATCATCTCCTTATGCCTAAATTGTGGCATAAAAAAAGAGAAGAGCATTTCCATGTTCTTCTCTAATTATTGCCATGCTATTTTCTAAGAATGGCTCTCTATGCGGTCTAATTCGGCTGTTACGGCTTGTGAGACAAACGAGCTTACGGATTTACCTGCGAGTGCTTTAATTCGTTCCTTAGTGCCTTTAGGTAGCAATATAGAGACTCTATCAAATTTAGCGTCATACTTCTTAATCGCCTTTTCCGTATATGTTGGTATCTTCGACATAAATATCTCCTTTCTATTTCCATTTTCACATTCAAAATATGCATCGGCTTGTATAAGAACTTCCACAATTTCAATTTCTAATTGCTCACATATACTATATACATTTGTAACTGTTTGAGGTGAAAAAAATTGTTTCATTTCATTCGCTAAAGCTTGAATTTTATTCATGAACATTTCTCTTCTTTCGAATTGCATCTAAGATTGCACTATCTTTCTCATAATTTTGAGCAGATGTATTCCGAACAGTAATTGCTTGGTCAGGTTGAATTAAACTCTCAAGATTTTTTCTTAGAAATCTCCATTCTCTTCCAAATTTTGTTCCCTTTAATCGCCCGCTTTTAATCATATTATAAACCGTTTGAGTAGAAACTCTTAATAAATCTGCTGTTTCTTCCACATTCAAGTAATCTGGTCTTTCATCTTCTGGTCTTTCTGCAAAACCTCTTGAGATATCTTCCATCATTTTCGCTTCTTCTGCTCGTAAAGAAATTGCTCCACATTCCTCACATACAAACGCCCTTACTCCTTTTATTGCTAATTCATATTCCCCCCAGCCCGATGTGATTTCTATTTCTCGTTCTATCATATTTCCATGGCATTTATAACATATTTTATTCATTTATTTAATAAGCACAGCCTCTATCATTTATATAGAAGCTGTACGTGTCTCCTTTCAATTTAAGTCAAGTCCTACTATTTCCTATTTCTCTTTATATCAAATAAATTTTCCTCGCCTAATAATCTTCCTACTCCTGTAGGTCTGAAATGACATTTATATTTTTCGTCAAATTTCTTGATGTATTCTAATATGTCCTTGTCGTACTGTTCCATAATATCATCTGTCTGCATTTCAGCTTCATCATAACTCATATCAAACAACTCATACGCCGCGTCGTCCAATACATCGTTGTCATAGTCATATGTAAAATCAATCCTCGGCAAGCCAACTTCTTCAAGATATTTATTAATCCCCATATCGAGCTGATTGCTCAACAGCTTATTTATCTTGTTTCCGTCAGCCGACTCGCTTAAGAAAGCTGATGAGCTGTTAGTGTGGATATAATGTCTGTCGCTACAAAGTTTGGCAATAGCTTCGGCTTGTTTTTTCGGACAGCCGTTATCAATTGCAATCTGTATATTCTTTTCCTGTTGCTCTGCCACATACAGGTCTTTTCCCCCTCTGATTTCCTTTGTCATAAATGCCATATCGTGCTTTCTCCTTTCGTTGCTTGCGCACTTTATATACTATTATTATATAATATTATTTTAATTTGTCAACTAAAACCACATTAAATTTAGCAAGAAGTAAAAAAGAGAAAGAGTGTTTTTACCCTTTCTCTTTTTACACCATGCATAAGGTTTTTCCATGTACCATTCATGTACCAATAGTGTACCATTTTTTATTTATTTATGTGAATATATAACGAATTATATAAAATTAAGATTTCATGTGAAACATCGTCAAATTGAGGTATGTTGCGATTTATGAGGATATAATGAACTATGTTAAATACCCCTCGTAGCAACGATGCCGAGTTTCATGGTATATATATCTCCTTTAAATTGATTTCATATGTATTTTGTGTATCGGATGTTTGTTGATACAACTATGTAGTGTACCACATTGCAAGAGATTTGTACATAACCTAATGTGCAGGAAGGTTTTCACATTTTATTATTCACTTACCATCTCATCACACTTAATCTGCTCGATATGTATGGCAAGGTAGCCTGTCTCATTGTCCAAAAACTCATGATTTAAGTCCTTTCCAAGCTCCTTACATATATCACCTGCCAGTGCGAATGACTCCGGATAATTTTTCTCGATAAACTGATTGAGATCAACCTTTAATTTTTCTCCGGTCGCGGCTCTTGATACCATGTGGCGGATATGGTTCATGAGGCGGTTGTAGGCCATAGTAGTGACATCTATGTGCTTTCCAATCTTTTCCTCTATAAATGTGGCGCATTTTCGAACTGCTGCCGCCATCTCCATGGCATCCGATACCTTTGAATTGTTTAAGGATGTATGAATATGAAGAGTAATGTAGCCGATCTCATCATCAATTATATCAATTTGTTTTTTATCCTTTAGTATGTGGCGTATATTCTCAGCTATCTTGTACTCCCTATAAAACATCACACGGATGTCATCGTTTAAAGGATTGCTGATCTGTTCTTTGTTTTCCATACGCTTTACAGCAAATGCTATATGATCTGCCATAGGAAACAATATGCTTCTGTCTATATGTCCAAACTCATGCTCTGCATTATCGAGCAGTGTGTTTGCAATCTCAAGATACTCCGGCTCGATGGATTTTACTATGTCCTTTGCCGGACCTCTGTCCCTTGTCTGGGTCAGCTCATACAGTGAATCCTCTTCCGTTGGCTCGACAGACTGTGTAATTTTCTTTCCAAAACCCACACCCTTTCCGACTATAAGATATTCTCTTGCGCTCTTGTCCTTTACCGCAAGCACTGTATTGTGATTTAAGACCTTTGTGATTCTGTACAT